AAAAACTTAAGGATTTCTATTAATAAGAGAGCTGCACGCTGATGTACTATGATATCGTCGCCATAAACACGAAATTCTGTGTCGCCGGTTTCTTTACCTACAGCGTACGCGAGAGACGCAAAAATAAGCGTCTCAAGCGGGAAGCAGAACCCATTACCCATAGAGGCGAACTTCTCATAGCGGCCCGTGCCCCATTCTGAAACAAAATTAGGGGAACGAATGTCGCTTAGAAAAGTGAACCAGTCAACCGGAAGGAGATCACGAACAGTCTCAAAAGCAAGACTGTCAGATGCAGCACTCAGGTCGATCGTGGATAAAGGATTAAAACCACCCAAGGATCCCAGCATCGCAAGGTGCTGGTTCTTTTCTTGGTTGGTCAAGTCCAATCCGACACGCAGAAGCTTGCGCTTCAAATACGTATCGACACCCGACTGAACATAACCATTAAGTAGTGGTTCTACCGCGATTGTGCGATGCACTTTCGCTGTTTTTGGCACCATTACAACTTTATTTGCGGCACTGTGCTCGACCTTATCATGGAAAAGCCTGAAAAACAACTCAGGGTCCATGCAGGGAACCTCACGATTTTGGAGGAACTCCCATATATGGTGGTCACCCACCATAGCAGATCGAGCATAAACCGAAGCAACGGGGGTACACGTCCAGGTCTCGTTACACAGCTTTGCAGCTGAGTGCGTCGCCTGACCGTGAACCCCAACACTTGCTCCCGGACCGAAGTTGCAGCTTTCATAGATCTTAGCTAAATCGGGTTTTTCACCGATGACACGTAAGATCCACGCTCGGGCAGTACTGCGCAAGGCAGTATACCTCTCTCGCTTAGTTGATCGCTCAGCGCGTAAGCGCTGATTGACCCTTTTGCAAGAGTGTTCCGCGGCTAGGAATTTCTTCCACGCCGTAGTCTCGGGATTTAAAGAGGGATCCAAAAACGGAACCTTCTTTATTAAAGCCGCTAACTGATTCATGACGAAATGATCCGTCGCATTAGCATACATCTGTGAGCTAATGGAATCAGCAACACGAACTGCTTCGCCGAAAGAACGACTCCTCAAGTTACCGAGAAGTTTCCTAACGATTGGCAGCTCGTGCACCTCATTGGTCTGGGCAAAAGATTCAACTAACGCGGTATGATATTTCCGCGGGTCGCTGATCCGTCGGCTGCTCCTTTGCAGCAGGCTGGACTTTGGTAGAGTCATTACGATTCTCCTTAATGATAGTGATACTCGAAACAGCCACTATGGCTGCAATGAGTAGAATTAACAGCTTCTCTGACATTAGTAATTCAGAGACAGCTGTTTCATGACCTTAGTCGTACCGACGCTTTCCAGCGTCAGCAACGATTTCACGTCATCCACTATCAAGCCAACGTCAGCATCGCTCATACCAACGGGAAAACTTCCGTTGATGTTGACGATTGCGTCAGCGTAAGTCACACCATCTGCAAGCAGCACAGTTTTTACCACCTTAATGGTGGGCCGAGCAACCCCAGCAAACCCCTTAACAGGTTTCGGATACACACGCTTCAACTCAATCAAATCTTTGATTGAAAGCGTATGCGCCGGTCCCTTGTAAGAGATAGCATCAGGTTGCGAACGATCGAGGGTGTAGGTTTTGGTACTTACGGTTAGGGACATTATGTCTTTACCTTTTGGTTAATTGCTGCATTAAGAGAGCGAGTGCGGTCACTGCGGGGACTCGATCCAGGCTAAAGTTTAGCTGGAATCCCACGTTAGTGACCAAGTTTACAGGGGTGCGAGTGTATGTCTCATAAATACACTGATCCCAATCCGAGCAAGCTTTGTTTACCTGCCAGGCATATCCAGAATTAATGGAGTGACGAAGAACTTGTCGTCTCACCGTCTGAATTGTCCTAACAGATTCCCATTGCGCAAGGAACTCGTTTGATACAGCCGCTGTAACGCTGGAAATTACTTTTCCAACATTGGAAAACCAGTCGACCAGAAAAGACCATGGAAGTGACTCCCACGCGGCAGCCGGTAAGTCTCTCAGTGAGAAACCCAACGAATCTGCCAGGCTCCTGCCGTCAAAAGCATAGAGCGCGCCCGTCCGTATTTCAACAGACTCAGTGTAAGTTTCCTTATAGTAGGAGGTAGAAACACCACCCACATGGAGAACCAACTCCGTGCCGTTGTCAACGAACGTCTGTGCTGCATAACCCCTAGCGGTTTCCCGCTTGGATACAGCATGTACCAAAGCTTCCAGTAACCCCTCAATATCGTGCATCAACGGCATTATGCCGAAGTTGACTGCAAGAGTTTGAGAACTAGCGGAAGAAGCAACATTCTTTTGTGTAAGCTTACTCTTTTTAAGGAGGGCCGTAACAGCAGAAATGGGGTTCTTAAGTAGAGCCAGTGTTTGATTAATTTCTTTCAAAAACACTAAGCCCTGAACGCTAGGGTTCTTCACTTTACTAAGCGCCATTACTGACGCTGTTGTGCGAAGGCTACCGAGAGGAATGCGGGTCTCAGGGGCTGTAAAGCCCAAGGGACCCTTCTTCCATCCAAGGTAGTTGGAAAACGTGTCCTTCCATCCCAGCATCTGAGCACAAGGCAGCAGGTTTATAATCTGCTGCTCATACCCAGAGGGGGTGGCAGAAAACGTGCACTTCAGCGAGCTCATAGGGTGATTTAACACTACACCCATATTACTCAAGGCCTTAAAACCAGGAGTCACGATATCCGACATATACCTATAAACACCTACACGGCTACCAGTTGTAGTAGTCGTGGTTGGGGTGCATCCGTTATTCACAGTCAAAATGCTGGGAATGAAGGAGGTTAGGTCGGAGGTACGGATCCTTGGTGTGGGGCCAGACATCAGTGCAATTCCAAAACTTCGGTTAGGGAAGTGCTCGGTTCACGTTGCGTGAACCAAACGCGACTTCTATCCATTTGTTCTACAAAGTGAGGTGCCAGGGCCACAAACGAAGCAAAGAAACATGCGATCTCCAGAAGTTCCGGAGAATCGGGAGTCTCACCCAAAATGTCAATATCAAAAGGAAAGTTGTACTCCTTAAGACGTTCAACATTGGACAAGATACCGATTTTTAAACGCATTTGCTCATCTGTGACCATGGTAGTACTCCTTACTCTGTAATGGATAAAAG